AACCTTGGGCAGTTCTCGACTCCCAAGCGTCGAAAGAAAGCCTCAAGCTAATAAATAGATTGGAAAGTGGCGACGAATACGATATTGTGTCGTTTAAGAGTGAAGAAACTCAGACTTGGAAGGTTGGTAGTATTATGTGGTACTCTGCTGGCAGCTTCGATTACAGAGGATTTCAATTTTCCATCCCTTCGTAAATATAAACGATTAGCTTGACATAGTGAATTAAAAAAGAGAAGGTATCTGAATTAACAGTTACCCTCTCTTTTGGTCAGTAAATCTTCCATTGCCTCATCTAGTAATTTTGAAATCGGTATCTTTGTTTTATCTGAAAATGCTTTTAGCCTTGCCCATAGTTCCTTATCGACTGAATTTGACATAGGTATCCTATTCTTTAATCCTCTTTTGGAATCCAAAATATATCACTCCTTTTTCGTATTATACCAAGAAACTACTTGTAGTTCAAGTGCGTATTTGGTATAATAATATTGTAGAAACAAGTAACTACAATAAGAGGAATGATGAAATTGGAAACCAAGATATGTATCAGGTGTGGTAAGGAATTACCGGCTACAACAGATTACTTTTTCCAGCAAAAAATTGGAGTCTTAAGATCCAGATGTAAGGAGTGTTTCGGTAAAGAATATACTCACAAACTAGGAGTTAAGGAAGGGCATAGAGTTTGTAAGAAGTGCAGTAAAGAATTACCAGAAACAGAAGAATATTTTACATTGCGAAAGGATACCGTAAGCCCATGTTTTAGAGGAACCTGTAAGGAATGCAGACGAAGTGAACGTGCCAAGCATTGGGTAGACAACAAGGAAAAGTTAAGCACCGAGCATCACGTGTATTATGTTAAAAATAAGGATGTGATCTTGGCTAGAGAAAAGCAGCAACGATTAGAAAACCCTGAGAAATATAGGTTAAAAAACAAAATTAATTGGTTAAAATTTAAAGAAAAACGCAAGGCTGAAAACAAACGATGGCGGGAAGAGAATAAGGAAAGGCAAAAGAAATATCGTAAAGATAACGCCGAGCACTACAAGCAACATTATAGGGAATATTACAAAACCCCTAAAGGTAGGGCATCAATTATTAAGAGTTCCCAAAAAAGGAGAGCATTAAAGAAAAGTACAATTGCGACCCTTACTACGGAGCAATGGCAAGAGTCGTTAGATTTCTTTGAAAATAGTTGTGCATACTGTGGGAAGAAAACTGAAAAACTTCAACAAGAACATGTTATACCCGTTAACCTAAAAGGAGGTTACACTAGAACAAACATAATACCTTCTTGTCAACCGTGCAATTCTAGTAAGCAGAAAAGAGAATTTGAACCATGGTATAAAGTGCAACCCTTCTTCTCTCTCGAACGTCTCAAGAAAATCCATAAATGGATCGGCTTCAACGAAAAAACAAACACCCAACAATTGGGCATGTTTTAGGAAGGAGGAACTTGCACTATGCAAATAGACAAAGGAATCCTTCCGGTGGTAGAAATGATGAACGCTACAGGTTGGATTGAGACTTGCGGAAGTTGTCAAGGACATAGCAGAGGTTTTCACAAACTACCATACGTCTTGTTCGATTGTAGGCAGAACGAAATAAGGCAATTAGCTACAATTCTAGATAATGCCGATAAGGAACTTGAAGAGATTGGCGCACCATTCAGTATTGATTGCCAGTTAGTATTTAATACAGACATTGGCAGTAACACTGTGGATGCATACCTAGGATGGGTAACATTTGAAATCAGACCATCGGTTATCAAGGGTTATAGGATGCTCAGGGCAGACAAGGAAATTTTTGCATACACAATCGCAAATGAATTTATTGACTATCTAAAACAATTCTAACAAAAAGCACTCCAATAGGGGTGCTTTTATTTTATGGAGGTGTATCATGCTACACACAGCAAACTCATCTGGCGTACAAGAATCAGTTGTACTCCCTAGCGAAACCCAAACCCTATCCAACAAGACCCTAACAGCCCCCGTTCTCACCCTTGGCGTAGCGACTCACAGTTATGGAACCGGTCATGTCGATTGGGCTTTAACAGTAGCAGAAACGAACGCCAACATCCTAACTGCAACAGGAACATCTGATGCAGGTTGTGCAGCAGTCGCAACCCCAACGGTCGGCAAGGTCTATATCCTCTCTAATGCAACGGGTCAAATCGTCACGATTAAAGCGGCTGGCGAAACAGGCATAGCGGTTGCCAACGGAAAAACAGCTATCGTCATGGGTAATGGCACAGATTTCGTCAGAGTGTCAGGTGACGCTTAATTTAAGGGGGCATTATGCTCCCTTTCTTTTTTGGAGGTATTTATGTTCAACATCAAACCTGAAAATCTCGTAGGAGACACAAACAAACTCCTATTCGCCATTCTTGTAGAACTAAAACAACTCAACGAATCGGTTCAATCCCTCCGTCCGGTCGCGATGGACGTAGTTGTTGAACCTGAGAAAGTCGTAGAAAAAGCAGAAAAGCCAAAACAACCTAAGAAGGAAGTGGTCAAACATGTCAATTCAAGACAGACAAGGAAATTATCAAAAGTATAATAGCGATGGGTCAACTCCTGTTGTGGTAGTTGGGAGTTTACCGAAGTCAGAAATGGAAGGATATGGGTCAACTGTTGCTGATAGGCCATTAGCAACTTCCGTTCCGATCGGATATATGTTTAAAGCGGTAACCACACAGGAAGTATGGCAATCAGACGGAGCAAACTGGGTGGTGATTATGTAATGGGAATTAGGGAAGAGATTTTAATATCTAAATTGTCCAAAATAGGCGATAAGGTAAATATAAACAAATTATCCCCTGATATTGAATTAGCCATCAAAAGAAAGATTGATAAGCCTGATGATTTCGATTGGACAGGTGAGACAATAACAATATACAAAGATAATTCAGGTAACATCACGACTGACTTAAACGCGTCTAGCTATCAACACGTTGGAACAGGAAAGGTTTATTATGTAAATCTTATTGATGGCTTAGACACGAATGATGGATTAACACCAGAAACAGCTTTAAAAAGTGTTTATTCCGCAAGGGCAAAGGCTGATGTTGATATCATTGAAGTGGCTGAAGGTTTTTACGACGACATGTATTCCTTTAACAATTTAACTGTAAACAAAAACATAACAATCGTGGCTGCCGAAGGTGCTAATGTTATTTTAAGCACGCGTAGAAGTTTGACTTGGTCAAAAACAGTGGATAAAACAAATGTATACCAGGTGAGCAGAACTTCCGTTGCAAGTGTTTGGGATAGCTCAAACCTTGACGCGAATGGAGATTACACCAAACTTACACCTGTAGACTCAATAGACGATGTTGACGCTACCCCTAATTCATATTACTACACTACTCCAAATCTCTACGTCCACACTTTCGACGGTAGACAAGCGGATTCAAGCGTTACCGTGTTCCTTGATCTTGGCAATTTCAAAAACACAGGAAATTACAGAACATATTTTGAGAATATCAAATTTTACGGAGGAAATGTTGGATGCGTTGCTATTGCTGTTTCGTCGGAAACAGATACCACTATGTTCGTTGCCAATAATTGCGAGTTTAAGTATTCTAACGCAGGAAATGGGGGACTTCAGGCTCTAGGTTGTGATGTTATTCTCAAAAACTGTGTGGCCTCAAAGAACAAACAAGACGGCTTTAATTACCACATGTCCGCTAATAGAGTTAATAAAGCGATTGAAGATGGATGCACAGGAAGAAGTAGCGGAATAGATAGAGGGACCGATACGGACAATGGTTCAACCATGCATGATGGTGGGAGAATCATAAGAGTTAATGGCACATATTGCGGAAACGAAGGCCCGAATATACACGATATTAATAATGGAACTGAATCATGGAATATTGGTTGCAAATCCTACAATTCGGTCGCTACTGCATCAATAAGAAATACAAACTTCATGATTGAAGACATGGGCGAGATGTGGCTTGATTCATGTGAGGGATTTGATTCTTTTGGAGATATAAATATAAGCGCAACCGCAACTATGCATTTAACTGCATGCGATATAACAAACGGTAATAATACCGTGTCTGGAAATATTTATAGTTATTAACTTCGCTAGTTTAATGGAGCATTAAATCCTTGATACACAACATACCCAAACAACGCTATATTAACCTTCGTTAAAGATACAAAGGGGTATTTTAAGGGAGTGTGCGAAATGAAGTTTATAAATTAAGTATCGGATCGTTGGAGGAATATTTAGGTTAGGTGGGGGTAGTATTTTAAATAAAGATAAATTGTTAGAAATATTCAACGAATTACTGGTCGATTGGGAAATGCAAACACTTGCCGCAAATAATGAATTTGACTTTGATAATGATAGAAAGTTCTTAGACGAAGATAAAAGTGATTACACTAAGAGATTTAACGAAGCATTATGTTCGCTTAACGAAAAGGATGTGTAAATGGTGAATAAAGATAGACTATTTGATTACTTGGACGGATTATACGCATATGATACCGGATGCACAGATAGTGGAATAAATGATGAATTACTAAGAGAAGAAGTTAAAACGCATCTCGATAGTTTAAGCGAAGAAGAATTCCGGGTTATAATGTCAACGTATATTCGCAAATATTTCGTAAGCGAAGAGGCTGTGAAGGATGGCTATGGAATAGAGGATGTCGCTTCATTTATTCGATGGTTAAATGATAGAATGGATATTTCTCTATAATTAACCTTCGCTAAAGATACAAACGTCCTAGTTCCCCAAACCGTCCATTCGGGCGGTTATTTTTTTATACCGAAAGGAGGTTTACAATGGCGATTAAATACGGAGAAATAAGGCGTTCAACCCTCAAGCTCTTAGATGATTATTCATCAAGAGGAAATGTCCTTGCCCCAATCAAAGTCGCTGACTACGGCTACAAAATCCAACAAGTCTGCAATGAATCCATCATGGAATTAGCATCAACAACCGCAAAACTCCCCAAAACACTCCTCATCCCTCATAACCCCATCAAGAACTCTCTCTACGACGATACTAGCTCAATCCGACAGCATATTCCATCCATAGACTTCTCCATCGTGCTAGGCAATGCTAAATCTGTTTCCCTCGAATCAACGGGTCCTGCAACCATCGTTATCGAGGAGACTTCAGACGGCGCAACCTACACCCCTCTCGAAACGATAACCATAGAATCGTCCGTCACTACCTTTGTGGAGTACAAGCGACTCATATCTCCCTCATTACCCACAAACACAGTGAGGCTGAGGTTTACGGGCGACTACGTTTATCTATTCCGCAATTTCGTCCTCTATCCATACAGTTTCCCTGATGTGAATTCTATCCCTTCCCATTCCCCCTGGCGTAGAATTGAGACTCCTACTGATTTCCTCGACCTTAATTATGTGGAGATTAGAAGGGATGCTCGACAATTCCTTCCATATACCAATCTCATCAAGACTCCTGAGAATGAACTTTTTTTCAACAACCTAGAAGGTCCTTCAGAGCTACTTATCCATTACTGGCGCAAACCTAATCTATTGACATTCACGGGTGTAGAAGCAACGGACGATGAACTAGAGATTGATTTGAGGGATGATGCGGCGTTAATCATATGCTACAACTGTGCCGGTACAATTCAGAACTCAGAAGAGACAGGAAAAGGGGATGGATATCTGAAGAAGTACACAGAGAAACGCCTAAACCTTATTTCAAGTGCATCCTCGCAGACGGGTACATTTTCGAATCTCTTTTCGTGGTAAAGGTGGTGGTTTAAATAGCAACTCAAGTATATGATTTTCCAAATGGATTCTCTGGCGGCATGAACATTAGCGTTAGCGGAGATCAGATCGGACCTTCCCAATCGCCCTCAATGGAAAATATATCGTTCGACGATGGGGGTGTGCCTAGCAAACGAAAAGGTCTCTCCCGTGTCAATGCAACCTCATGGGGCGATACTCCAATCAGGGGTACACATGAATACTACAGAATCGGTTCAGACGAGCCGATTTTTCTTATTGCCCATGGTGGTAAGCTCTACTCCTACAATGAGGTATTAGACACAAAAACAGACCTCTGCACAGGTTCGGTCCTGACATTTGCTGATGCCTTAGTCACATTCTTTGATGTCGGTGATAAGTGCTATTTCCTAACCGGTACTGAATTCCTCTACTATGATGGCACAAACCCTGTCGCTACGGTAAAAAGCCTAGCCTATATTCCTGTAGTAGCAATGGGCAAAAAACCTGATGGCACAGAGGGAACTCCAAATGAGAACTTCAATCATTTATCCGACTTTTGGCGAGAATCCTTTTCTTCTAATGGGACAGCAACCGAGTATCAATGTGGTATTCAATATCAAGAAGATGGCAAAACAAAAATCACTCTCTCTACTAATCTCTTCAAAGCCTATATTTATAGCGAAGAAATGGTTGAGGGCAGTGGTTTTACTTTTGACAGGACAACATGGAAAGCAACCTTCTCTACTGCTCCTATTCTTGGTACAGATAATGTGGAGATTCAACTCGAAGCCGATGCTCTCATGGACGAAACGGTTATTACTAAATGTACTATGGCTATTGAGTATGGCGGTAAAAATGACTCAAGAGTGATGATAAGCGGACATCCCGAATATCCAAACCTCATTCGATTCTGCTCAGTGTATGACCCGACGTATTGGCCTGAATATGGCGACTTTGGAGTTGGTGGTGATGCTCGTGCAATCTCAGGATGGGGCAGGATGAACGAATATCTTATCACTTACAAGCAGCCTGGCGATGAGACAAGCCAATGGTATTCAGAGATTGATATTAGCTCATCAGGGGACGTTAGCTTCCCAACATACGGCCTTAATGATGAGTTTGGATGTATTGCACCCCGAACGGTTCACCCTGCTCAAAATGGCCTTCTAGCCCTCTCAGATAAGGGCGTAGTATGGACATGGCCTAGCTTGGTCAAAGGTCAAGCGAACTGCAAAATGATATCGCGCAATATCAACGGACGCAATGGCATAGCGAGTGGTTTGCTCGACAACACTCAGACTGATTTGAAGAATGCTCATGCCGAGGTGTATCGCAATAAGTATCTACTCCATGTCAAAGATAAGGTATGGGTGCTTGATTTAGACTACTCAGACCTCGCGAACAATGTGTTCTGTTGGTATCCCTATTCGGGGCTATACAGCAAGGCAGGGGGCTTTATTACGCGCCCTGACGTTCTTTATATGAGTGATAATACGATTGGTATGCTTTATGAGGAACAACAACCTGTGGACAATAATCCGTACTCTGATGATAACGTTGCCATAGATGCATGGTGGCAAGCTCCCTTGATGTTCTTAGGTGGAAGAGAATGGATTAAGAAGTTTGAGCGAATCAACCTGACGTTTAAGGCAGGATTTGGCACAGAGCATACCTTAACGCTTATCTCTGATGGAGGGGAAGAGGAAATACCTATTGTTCAGGAGGTCGGTGGTTTTGACGCTCGATATTTCCACGCGGCGTACTTCAATGCAGGGTCGGACGCTCCTGATTATCCTGAGTCACAGAGCGAGAAGATAGGGGTAAAAGCAGCCTATTTTTCGTTTAAAATCCGTAACAACATGCTTAATCGTGGCATGACAATGTTAGCGGCAATGATTAGCTACAGTATGAGGAAGAGGGTGAAATAATGGCATATCCAAAAATGGGGGAAATAACAGATAAGTTTGTTGGACAACCATATGACCTAAACTCTGTCTTATCTCCTGCTAAAGTGTGGGAGAAATTAGATGCTCAGTCGGAGGAAGTCAGGGTATTTACAAATAGCTTGATTGATTTGCTTAACTCCACCGGCGAAGATAATTGGCTTTATACGGCGATTGTCAATGCGATATTAGGGCAGATAACCGATGGGTCGTTGACTGATGTTAAGTTGTCTGATGCAGAGGGGCAGATTAAGGAGAGGTTGACCTCATTCATAGCAACGTATGATGCGCTTGTGGCAACAAAGGGTATAGCGGATGGATTGGCCACATTGGATAGTAGCGGAGATGTACCTGCTAGTCAGCTTGATAATACTCCTAAGCAGTACGTTGCAGGAACTTATATTGGAGATGGCAGCGCTTCCAGGGTGATAGATTTAGGTTTTAGCCCATCGGCGGTTTTTATTATTCCTAGTGGCGGTTATATGGGTGACGCAACAACGGTATTGGGTGGATTAGCAATAGTGGGTAATGCTGTATATTTGAAAGGTCGAATTGCAATTGCTGTTGCAAGTAACGGGTTTACCGTGCGCTATGAGAGTTGGTACGATGGGGTTGGTTATGGCGTATATACCAACGACTTAGATGATAAATTTCATTATGTTGCGTGGAAATAGGGAGGTTTGGAATGATTATTGAAAAGGGAAGAAAACACCCAATTACGATGTTAAGTAAGCCAAACGAAAATTGGACAGGCGACGATAGTTTTTTTGTCGTAGATGATAACTCAGAGTTAGGACAAAAAATTCTACAATATGCTCCGCATTATGATGAAATTCTAGATGCTAATGGAGTGTTAATTGACATTACGCCAACAGAACCACCACCCGAACCACCACCCGAACCAACTGAATTAGAATTACTCAAAGAAAAATACGCCATACTTCAAGGCGCAGTGGATTTTATCGTAATGAACCCGTAAAGGAGTTAGAAGGAGTGAAAGACATGGCTTTATATTTAGCTATTGGAATCGAAGAGGGAAGATTGGACTATTTAGCGGTTTTTAAGATTCAAAAATACTTACCGCTGAAGGATACGGTTGACTCAATACTTGTGGCTGATGGATTTCAAGGCAAGATTGTTCCGATAGTTTAGGAGAGGTTAAACGCCTCTCTTTTTTCATGCCTAGAAAGGAAGGTGTCGCATTGGCAGGAGCATATAAAATAACGATGGACCCTAAAACTGGAAAAACAATTTACACCGACACAGAAACTGGGGTATCAGAAAATAAAGGATATACGCAATGGGGGATGAGTAAAGATCAATCTCAGTCTGATTCGTTGAAAGCGAGTAGTGGGGGAGGCGGTACAACTAGTCCGTCAGCCCCCCAGCAGTCGTATCGACAATCCTCTTCTCAATCCTCCTACCAAAATTCACTCACTAAATACCAAAACATGCTCGCCGAACAAGCCGCCAAAGCCAAACAAGATGCACTTCGCCAAGCGTGGGAGAGCAATTCGCAAGCCCTCAACTCTCAAAAATCCACTGTTACCAATAATTACAACTCTGCCACAAACAAACTTAATGCCGTAAAAGATGCTCGACTCCCTGAATTCCAACAGCAACGTAATGCGGCGAGTGCTGATGCGGCACAGACTTCTCGTGGAGTAAAAGAGCTTATGGCGGCAACAGGGCGCTATAACTCAGGCTTCAATCGCTCAGAGCAATTAGGTGTTGACCTCAATCGCTCTAATGCTATATCAGGCATTACAGGAGCACAGAATCAGTTCGAGACAGATGTAGGCAATCAACTGAGTGACGTTGATGCTCAGAGAGTAGCGGCACTTAATGACATTGCCTCTAAGCTGCAGTTAGGCGAAAAGCAGTACAATGATGGGACTTTGAGCTTGACGGAGCAATTGGAGTCAGAGAAGGCTAGTGGGGCGTTGAAGGCGTTCTTAGATGCTCAGACAAGGGCTGATACTTTGTCGCAGCAGGGGATTGATAATTCCTTTAGGCAAGCTCAATTTGATCAGAATGCAGAGTTAGCGGATTTACAGCAACAGTGGCAACAGAAGCAATTTGATGCAGAACAAAAGGCCTTACTGTGGGAGCAACAATTCCAACAGCAGGGTTATACGGCTGATGAGGCGTACAGGATGGCTCAACTAAACTTGCAACGAGACCAGTTTGAGGCTGATGAGGCTTATAGGAAGGCGGCACTGGCAAAGTCGGGTAGTTCAGGAGGGAGTGGTGGCAGTAGGAGTAGTGGCGGTTCGAGTAGCAATAGCACCTATGATAGCATTGAAAAAGCTAACGCAGGTACACGCAATAAGGCTGTTCAAATTAGTAATTCGTTTAAAAGCGGTGCAACAATGCAAGAAATCTTAAATGATATCGCGGAGATGGAGCGCGATGGTACAGCGACTGCCGAGAAATATAACACTCAACCACTTCGTAACTTCGCCAACAGCGTACCGATAGACAATTGGCAATATCTGCCCAGGTAAGGGGGATAAAATATGACCATGTGGCTTAATGCTAGTGGAACAAAGCATAAGAATCCATTTGAAGAAAAGGCGAAACTCGCCAAAGAGAATATAGACTACATCAATCCTTCTCCTGAATTTGAAAATGGAACATTAAATTCGATACAAAGTGGGAGGAAGTTAGCTATTCCTCCTATTCCTTCAAGGCTTGTGCCAATGCAAATGTTGTCTTCGCATACTCCTACTAGAATAGGGTCGGGCTACAAATCTGCATTTATCGTCGGCACACTTAATTCTCTATTAGGCAAAGCGTTAACTCCTGTAGCCGAGAAGATAGCAGGTAGGAAGGTTGACCTCTCGACACTCCCGCAACCTACTACGTTTGGAGAAAAAGCATTATCCTTTGGTAGTGGTATGGTTGCCGACCTTCCTCTCTGGTTGGCCGGTGACGCTCTATTAGCAAAGCCATTGTCTGCCTTAGCTAAAACTAAACCATTAACAAAGGCAACAGGGCTATTACCTAAAGCTATTACTCCTGCACTTGGAACAGGGATAAGAGCAGGGACAACCTATGGACTACCGATTAATGCACTTGAAACCGCATTGGATGGCGATGGCATAGAAGGTTTTACTGACAGACTAAAACAAGCACCTCTCATGGGGTTGGGTGGTACTGCTTTACATGGGGCAGGGCAATTGGTGGGGAAGGGAGTAAAATCTGGTGTAGATTATGCCAAGTTTAATAAGCTCACAAAACTTCCTGAAATGCAGGTAAATCCTCTTGATGATATCCAAAACGCTTATAAAGCACCTTCTCTTCGTGATGCAAGAACTCGACAGTATGAAAATATCTTTGCTGATACCTCGGACATAATGGCAACAACGCGGCCGGCAAGCATAAGAACACCTCTACAAGCTCAAGGCATGACCGAGGCAGAACTTATAGCGCAGAGACAATTAGACGCTCAAAGTGCGTTTGGTGGACCTGTCAATAGATTTAAGCTCAAGGATAGAATTACACCCGAACAAAGAGCTTATGATATTAGACAGGCTGAACTAGAGAGCGTCTTTAGCGCGATACCTACAGGGTCCATAGAAACCCCATTGGCACGCAATACTCTGCAACAGAATATAGACAACAGTTTGGGCATGGGTGGAGCTAGTGGGTATCAAGGACTTGAGGCGTTTGGTAGACCGTTGAACAACTATAAACTCAAGCAGACAATTAAGCCTGGACAAAGGGCATACGAGGCGAAGCAATCTGAACTAGAAGAAGTATTCAAGGAGTTGCCTATAGGGTCTGTGGAGACTCCTGTAGCTCGTAAGACCTTGCAGGAGGGGATTGATAGTAGTTTAGGTATTGGAGGTCAAGAAGGGACATATCAAGGCTTAGATGCGTTTGGCAAACCGATTAAATCATTTAAGGTTAACAAGGATACTCAAAACGCCATAACTGAAATCACAGCGAAAATGACTAAGCAGGTCAATGATATTGCCAAATCGCTAAAACAGGTTGATGGTCAAACGAGTATCGAAACAATTCGAGCTAAGGTTAAAGCTATGGGTGGTATTAAGCAGGGTAATGCAGATATTTTTGAAGAGCAAAAGGTTATACCAAATTGGATTCGGAACAACAAGACAGGAAGGCCGTTAGATGAGGTAGCCGACACGTTAGGAATGACCTCAGACGAGTTATTAGCTGCTATAAGCGACTCAAGCTATAAGCAAAGGGATTATATAACCGAGGCATATCGCATAGCTCATAATGACCCAGAATACCAAGCGTTGAGTAATACGTTGGATATGTTGAAGAGTGAGTTGCCAGGGAAGAAGACTTTGCCTAGAACTAGTACAAATGCACAAGCAGACGAATTGGAACTATTCCACGGTACTAATGCAGAGTTTGATTCTTTTGATTTGTCCAAAGGGGACACGATGTTAAGTGGAAAAGGCGTTTACTTTTCAACTAATCAGAGCGAGGCCGCAGGGTATGGAAAAAATGTAAAGAATGTCAGGATTAACAATAAGGATATTCTGGACTTCGATTCATTGGATAGTAGCGCGCAGGAGCAAATTAAAGAAACGATTTATTCCGGCATAAGAGGGGATAACAACGCCAAGGATGCGTTAGCAGGATTTGGGAAAACAAAGGAAAAGGTATTTACGAAAGCACAAAAAAATGAGGCCATGAAATTCTTTGAGGAACTAGAGGAAAAAACGAAGGGATATATTCAAGACAGGGCAAAACCAAGGGTGTCTACTCGTGATGGGGATTTCGTTATTACATGGAGAGAGATAGATGGTATAAAGTATGGTGACAATGTTGTTGTTTACAATACTGATATTATTCCAAAGTCTACGTCGAATGGCAACCTAACCAAATCCGACATCAAACTAAAACCACGCGAACTAACTCCCAAACCTGAACCAACGCCAATTCAACCTAAAAAGCTAGAACTTTCAGGCACATTACCTGTCGATAATCCTGCACCATTGCCAATCAAACCGAATGTCTCCCTTAAACCAAGGGAGATTAAGCGTCTAGGGCAAACCGAGAACCAACCACAAAGATTAGGTCTTTCGGGGACTTTACCTGCTAATGTTCCTCCAAAGATTAAGCCAAGAGCCACGCTCAAGCCAAGGACATTGAATGAACCACAACCAATTGAGCCGAGGCCGATTGAGAGAGTGTTGCCAGGAAAGCCAGAGCGTTTGATGTGGACTAATAAGGAAGACTTGGGGAGATTGCCTAATGGAGAAGTTAAGACTCTGATTAAGGAAGCTCCAATCAAGCCAAGCGAACCTCCTGTTATCGACCAGATAAATGCAAGGGATATTCCCGATGCTCCTGCTCATCCTATAGCTGAAAAGATTATGAGTAAGTTGGATGATTACGAGGCAGAAGTTAGAGCGAGAATTGCCTCTAATAAGAGAAGATTGAACGCAGGTCTGCCACTTGATACCATGACCGACTACGCCATAATAGGTGGAATCAAGATCGCTCGTGGAACGGTTAAATATTCAGTTTGGGCTGCTGATATGGTTAATGACCTGGGAACATCAGTTAAGCCTCATCTTAAAGAGATTTGGGAGGAGAGCAATAAGCAACACTCACTTATGGTCGATGGTACATTTTCAACAGCACTTCCTAAGCCCCAAAGTGAGATCGTCATTGGAAAGCCAAAGGAATCTCTTGGGTTTAAGGATTCGTTGAAGAAATTCTACACAAAGGTAGTTAATGCCCAACAACCAATTGTCGATGCAGGAAAACTTGATGGTTCTGATATTGGCAAGTTGGCTAGTAACTCTAAAAACGTTAGTGGAATTGTTGACTATAACTTCTTAAAAGGCATGGTTAATAAGAATGGCGATGAGGTAGGTGTATCCTTAAAGAGTGTCGTAGAGGCCATTCCAAAGGGTAAGGAGAAAGACTTCTGGACCTATATGAGCCAAAAGCACAATATAGATCGCGCTCGTGAAGGGAAACCTGTTCAAGCCAACTACACGCCGAATATGTCAAAGCAAGCCGTAGATATTGCAGAACGCGAAAACCCTGAGTACAAGGCTGTGGGAGACAGTATTGTTAAATGGCTCGATGATTTTATGACTACCTGGGGTGTTGATACAGGGATTGTCAATAAAGAGCTTTATCAAGGCTTGAGACAAACTTACAAGAACTACTTCCCAACCCAACGGGATTTTAGCGAGCTTGAAAAGGCCATACCCGATAACGTTACTCAGAAGTTTGCAGATCAAAAAACGCCAATTCGCAAGGCTACTGGTTCCGAGAGGGATATTATTGACCCAACCGAAAACATTATGAACTTAGTTAATCGCACAATAAGAACAGCTAAGTACAATGAAGTTGGTCAAAGCCTATTGAATTCAGTTAGACAAGCTCCTGAAAAGCTAAAACCTGTTGCTGAAGTCATTAAAACAAAAGACGGTATGTTCTCAAATAAGGACAATGTAATTACTGTTCTTGAAGATGGCAAACCCGTTTACTTGCAAATCAACGACAAGCCCCTGCTTGATGCGATGAACGGACTCCCTAAATCAATAGGAGATATTCCGGTTCTTAGCACATTGACGAATGGATTCAAACAATTAATAACTCAGAGTAATCCAATTTTTGCCATAAGGAACATTTTTCGTGATATTCCGACAGCATACGTCTATGGTAGTGAAGCAAATCCTCTAAAATTTGGCGCAGGATTAATCGGGGCTGGAAAAGATATTGTTACCAATAGCTCACGATTGAAGAAATATCAGGCGGTAGGAGGCGGTGGCGCGAATTTCTTTGGCTCTAGTGATATCACGAAGTCAGCTGCCGAACTCACTGGCAAGGGTAGTAAAATTAAAAAGGTTATTTCTTCGCCGGTTAAGGCTATCCAAAAATTCAACAACATGACGGAAACTGCTCCAAGACTTGCAGAGTTCAACCGTGTGCTTGAAAAAACAGGAGATGTCAATAAGGCTTTATTTGCGGCCAATGATGTAACAGTTAACTTTAGTAGGGGCGGTAATATTACTAAGAACGTTGACAAGGCGGTGCCCTATTTATCAGCCGGAGTTCAAGGCTTGGATAAGTTCTTTAGAGGGTTCGTGAATCCAAAGAACGCCATTTCCACAATTACTAAATCTGGCGTAGCAATCACTACCCCAACTCTTGCCTTATACTTGGTCAATAAAGATAATCCAAATTATCAAACATTGGACAACCGTACAAAGGATAGTTATTACCTAATCCCTAAAGAGGATGGAACATTTATTAAGCTCCCAAAATCAAGAGAACTAGGCGTGTTATTTAGTTCCTTACTCGAAAGAGGATTAAGACAAGCCGAGGGGCAGGATGGTTCATTCAAGGGATTCGGCAATACTGTGGCCACAAACTTTAGTCCCGCAAACCCGATTGATAGTAACTTCTTTGCTCCTGCAACTTGGAACATTGCCACAAACAAAGACTTTGCTAATCGAGCGATTGTTCCTCAGTCGATGGTTATGGATAAGCGTTCCCCCTATCTTCAATACGACGAGAAGACAACTTCAATTGCTAAAGCCATCGGGGAATTGAGTAATAAGGTTGTAGAGGGAGGGGTATCTCCAAAGCAACTTGATTATCTTGTGAAATCCTATAGTGGTGTTCTTGGTCAATTCGGAATGCCTTTAGTAACTCCTGGTGGCAGCCCTAAGAAAACATTGACCAACCAATTCACAGCAGACCCAACGTTCAGTAATCAATCTACGACAGATTTTTATGACAAACTTGATAAACTGTCTGCAAAGGCAATCGACAAAAACATTATTGAGAAAATCCCTAGTAAGAAACTCACTCCTGAAGAGAACATGAAGAATTCGATGAATGGGGTTAGCTCCGCATTGAGTAGAGGAACAAAATTGATTAATTCCATTCAAGCTAGTGATGCTCCGGATAAGGACGATAGAATTAAGAAGATCAAAACTCAAATGATAGAGTTGAGTAGGAAAGGGGTTCTGGCCGATACGCCAAAACTCATGCAAAAGGTAGAAAACGAATCCAAGAAGTATTTCAATAAATAAAGAGCAGGGTTAATTCCCTGCTCCCGTGTTATTCTGCATAGTAATTTCGTTTAGGTATCGGAAGTCGTCTATCGAGTTCTTCCATAAAAACTTTATTCATGTAAATTATTAGGCCGACAAAAGCTATTTGAAGTATAATTCCGGTTACGGGTCCAACATCTATCCCGAAGTTGCTTAGAGTTTTACCTGTAAAATAGAGTAGGGCGGCCATTCCTATAAACATTGCCACTTCAATTGCTCCAATTGCTCGCTCCCAAAATCGCCTAGATTTTTCAGTATTATTCATACCTAATCATCCTCCTGTAAAATTCTTCATTTTTAGTATTCTATCACTTATGGTATGATAATGAAACTAGGGAATTGGTAAAAAGTATGTCTGGCCAGACTATTTTTTATGACGAACGCTTTTGTCCAGCGTTTCCCTAGTTCATAAGGACAACCCGGGGACAAACGGGGTGCAATGCACTCTAAGAAGAGTATTCGAGAAATCGGATGCTCTTTTCTTATTCCTATCTTTAAGTAGGGGGTGCGATTTGCGAAATAATGATCTCGAAAGAAAACGTTGTCCGACAGACGCACGTACTATCACAACTATGATTCTAATCATTGCCCTATGTCTACTGTCTTTTCTCCTTATGTACAACAGGGATTGCCACAAGATCGACATTAATAGTGCATCCGTTGAAGCATTGGAGTCACTTCCTGATATTGGGCCTGTCTTGGCAAACAGAATCATTCAAAATAGGCCTTATCAAGATTTGTGGGAATTAGACAAAGTAAAGGGTATTGGACCTCAGACAATAGAGGCAATCAAAAGTAAAGTGGTGGTCAAATAGGTAGCGTGAAAGGACAGTGAAAGCGTGAAAGAGTTTAGCCTTAATGCCTTTATAGCGGCAATGGGAACAACAGCAACAGCGTGTTTAGGCGGTTGGGATGCCTCTCTGAAGGTTCTAATAGCCTTCATGATTATGGATTACTTAACTGGGTTTCTAGGGGCTGTAAGGGGTCACAAAGTAAACAGCGAAGTTATGTACTGGGGAGGAATACGCAAAGGGATTATCCTTGCCGTATTGGTTGTGTCTGTATTACTTGACGAAATGGTTGGAAATCAAGACCCCATATTTAGGACACTCACAATTTACTTTTATATTTCCAGAGAGGGAATATCGGTTACTGAGAATTTAGGAATACTTGGAGTTCCATTACCACCAGGGCTCGCTCGGGTGCTTAGCCAACTACAGGATAAAAGCGAGGGGAAATAAATGGACTACAGTTCGATACCACTAGGGGCTCAGAAAAGCCCTCCTGACGAGAGAGATTGGCGCATCAGTAAGTTAGTACCCCAAGTGGCAACAACCTTCCCTAATGCCTTTGAAATCCCCTACAATCATGAAGTAAAGAGTCAGGGAGTAGTTGGCTCTTGCGTTGCTCATGCGCTTGCCTATTGTAGAGAGATCGTAGAAGAAGGACAGTATGGGGAGTATGTCAAACTCTCTCCTGGCTTTATCTACGGAGGGCGTGGCCCTGAAGATCATCAAGGATATGGCATGATGCCAAGGCAAGCATTAAAACAACTACTAGATTTAGGGGTCTGTGACTACGAGAGCTTTCCGGAGAACGTAGAGTGGCCACAGATTAAAAACATATTTGACAACAGGAAGAACGCTTTGCTAGAAAAAGCCTATCCCCACAGGATTACGGCTTATGCAACCCTAGAGTCCATAGACGATATCAAAACAGCCTTGCTTGAGTTAGGGCCGGTTCCCATCATGATTTCTGTTTACCAATCCTTTTATCAGGTTAATAAGACTAATCCGAGAGTACCTTATCCAACTTCGGACGATCAGTTTCAAGGGTATCACGAAATGACTATCGTTGGATGGAAGGGGAATGATTGGATTGTCTTAAATAGTTGGGGGGATGATTGGGGAGACAACGGAAAATGTTACATTCCCATGAACTCAGGTATTATCTTGGAGACATGGGCCATTACAGATAAGGTCATTCCAGAGAAGGAGGATACCATGCAGATTAGGCCGTGCAAAATAACTATGGTTGATTATCATCATACTGTTGGAGATTATTCGAGTGCCGATGTCATACGCAAGGAGCATAAGGCAAAAGGCTGGGGAGACATTGGCTACAATATGGTTATCCTGCCCGATGGGTCCATAGAAATGGGTAGGGACGCTAAATACTCGGGAGCCCATGACACAGGTCCTGCGCCAGATGGCTCAGGTTACACGATGAATCAAAGGTCGTTCGGGATTGCCTGTGCAGGTAATTTTGAAGAGAATCGAATGTCAGAGAAGCAGTATCAAGGGTTGCTAAAAGGTGCTATCTCTGTGCATAAGCAGTATGGGATTACCACCGGATGTCATCACAAACACAATGAGCAATATGCCACAAAATGCCCAGGTAAGTACTTTCCGTGGGCTAGGCTCACGACAGATATAAAAACAGAAATCGAGGGGGGGAATGAAGTGTTGAACGTTGCTGTTTTGCTTTACTCAGAACGAGATTATTGGGCAGGGGCAGACGTAGCGCAGAAACATAACTGTGCCATATTTATTCGACTCGATGATAAGTCTGTTCCAATTGATGCTATGAAGGCGAAAAAACTCATTGTTATTGGCGGCCCAACAACTGGTCATACAAATGAGGTTTTATTGTCTGGCGATAACAAATACGACACCGCCCAAGCTGTTAAGAAGTATTTAGGATAAGAAAGGATTGATTTATATGCTAGAGCGATTAAGAAAACCAACTATTGTAATGGGCCTTTTAGGTGCGGTAAAATTGGCGGCAGGTGCGTTCGGTTACGACATAATTTCCGATGAACAGATTAACGCTATTGCGAATGGTGTTTCTGCGATTGCGGCTGTCATTGCTACGTTAATGAATCGGGATGCTGTAGCCAAATAGGCCAAGATATGGTATAATGTAAATGTGTAGTGGCGGAATAGGTAAACGCTTTGGGGTGAAAAAGTCGTGCAGGAAACCCTAAAATGGTTCCATGTCTGATTAAGGCAGGGTAAGGGCCGAATCACAAGGGTAATACCGAAAACCAGCAGGACATGTAAGGTGCAAATCCTTACCTACACAATTATCATCTCCCTTGGACTTAGAGGCATGTATTCATGTCGTAAACCCTGTCATTAATTTGGCAGGGTTATTTTTTGTTAAAGCATATTTTTGTCTATGCAATATGGTATAATGTGATTAGAACGTTGCAACTAGCTGATGACTACAGTTAGTATTGGTACACATCTAAATAAGCCCTGCTCACTTAATTGTGGGTGGGGCTTATTTTTATGGCAAATTCGGATAAAAACGAATAAATACCATTTTGTTTGTCTATACAATATGGTATAATGTAATCAATAGATGATCGTTCGTTCGACTCGAACCTGCTCACAAAGCTATTTGGTCGGCCCGGTATCACCGTGGGACTAAATAAACAGGCTAGTGTTACTATCTAGTTGGCGTGAGTGGTAGCCAAGTGGTGCTTCAGTAATTCCTTGTCTGCTAAGTGCGCAATTAGCATATGATGGGGTGAAAGCAAAAGGCGGTCTTAATAAAAACATCTAGCCCTCTGCTCTTAATTGAGTGGAGGGCTTATTTTTTGCTTAAATATGGGAAACAAAGATGGACAAAGAACGGGAAATAGTGTACAATTAACAGGTAAGGATAAGGAGGTGAACCGTTGAAAAGGCTTGATTTACGCATCACTGACCCACAACATAAATGGTTAGAGGAATTGTCTATTAAATTAGGTATTGGTAAGTCGGAAATAATTCGTAGGATTCTTGATAAGGAGATGAGGAAAAAATAACAGAATCATTTAATACGGTTAAAACTTGCATAACGTGCGGAGAATGGTTCCCACGAACAGATGAATATTTTTATGTGTATAAGAAACATAGGGACGGACTTTTTAATCAGTGTAAAATATGCAATAGGAAAGAAAACATAATACGCAAAAGAAAGAACAAAGATATTTTATCAGCAAAGAAAAAAATTTGGTACCAAAATAACAAAGACTCCGTAAAGGCTTCTAATAGTAGGTGGTTGGCTAGAAATAAGGAATCTCAGGTAGAATATCGAAAGAAATGGTATATAGATAACTCGGCTAGTGTACTAGAGCGCACTAAAAAATATGCCAAAGAAAATCCAGACCGGAGAAGGGTTATACTGCAAAGATATAAGGCAAGGAAGTTGAACGTTCCCAACACCTTAACGCCTGAACAATGGATTGATATTAAACTTTACTTCGACGATAAATGCGCTTATTGCGGTAGACTGGAACCTTTAGCTCAGGACCATTTTGTTGCAGTTAGCAAAGGTGGGGAATACACTCATAACAATATTATCCCTGCATGTCAAAGATGTAATAGCAGTAAGGGTAGTCAAATGGCCATGACTTGGTATAAGTCTCAGTCATATTACAGTAAAAGTCGAGAATCGCGTATATTGAGTCACTTGGGGTATAAAGGCAATGTGCAACAATTAAGCCTTGCATAATTTTGAAACAGAAGAAGAAGTGGAAAAAGTAAAAGCACTAGCCAAAACTCAAGGCTCATCAGCTAGTGGATGGTTCAGGGTGTGGGCCTTAAAACAAATTAAGAGGGGGAAATGAGATGGGTAGGGAAGGTAATTTCGCTTGTAAAGATTGCAAAAAGAACTACTACCTTGGTTATGGTTCGTATACGACTTGGCTAGATAATGCGAAAACAGTAGCAGAATATGATGCCTTACCTGATGATAAAAAGCACATTTTCAAAAATATAAACTATAGAAGGTGTTTAGGCGAACATGAAGGGCATGACTGGGTTTCTTGGTCTAGCGATTGGTGTTATGAGGAGAATGGCAATCTTTATGTAGATGGTAGCCTGAGTGACCCGTTTTTATTATGCGAAGGATTTTCTGAGTTTGATAAAATAGATTTGGATACTCTGTGGGAAGAAGAGGGGAAATGAGATGAATAACGAACTACCCGACAAAGTTATAAGCCTTGAAGTATTGCGAATAAATCGGAATATCGGAAAGCGTTGTAAATGCGATAAGCCGAATTATGTTGTCGATAAAGATAACAGAGAAGTTGCTTGCGGTAAATGTGGGTCAAGGATTGATGCCTTTGATGCCTTATATAGCTTGGCTTGCGATTGGGAACGAGTCGAAGAAGATACTAGACGATTACTAGAGCAGCGAAAAGAAATAGCCAATTACAAGCCCTGGTTAGTGGTGTTTCGTAAGCTCGAAAGTCATTATCGAGGTAAAGAAATGTTGCCATGTTGTCCAGAGTGCGGCAAAGCGTTTTACTTTGAGCATATAACCGGTTGGTCTAATCGTAAAATGGAGGAATTAAGAAGAGATAGGAATAAATACGAAGGGGGGGAGTAAATAGATGGTCTGGAGTTGTAAAACATGTGTTAATAAGAGTTGTGCTAAGTCGAAGAGGGAAAAAGGGATACTCTGCTTAGGATATATGGCATCTGTGGGATTAAGATTAATCAAGTAGTAGGCGTTAGGTGTTAAATCAGGATAAGCGAAGGAGGAAGAAGTAGGGGATGAGTAAAAAATATAGCACAGGAAAATTTACTTGGGAATATGGACAGGATTGTCATTATGAAAATGGTTATCCGACACATAAATTTTTAGGTCCATGCCCTGATTGTGGGAGGGTAACTTTTAACTATGGTGGAGGCTGGAGATGCGTTGGAGATTATTGCAACAGAAATGTTAGGAATCCTGCTGGAAGTGTTGGTAAAGCCCCTGAATGGTGGAATACAGATATAAATGTATTTCTTGACGGAAATTCATGGTGTGCCACAAGGGAAGGATTTATTAATCTGCAAGAAAGTAATGCTGGATTCGGAGATACACCACATAAAGCGGTACTTGATTTAATTAAATACGAGAAAGGCGGGGGAAAATAATGGCAAGTTGGGCAGAGGTAATCAACAAAATTAGCGAGCAGGAAAGGGAAAGCAATAACAAGCTCGCTCCAAGTAAATATAACCTGGATAATATCGTTGGCTGCGCAAGGACTATTCATGAATACACCGTATTGATGAAAAACTCTTCGGATATGGCACATCAAGGGTTAATTGGTTTCGATATGGCTCAAAAGATTTTAAACGGAACAAAAAAGAGGATTGATGAGACAATTAAGTACATGGAAGCATACTTGATGATTGAGAAGGATGGTGGATAAGGATGGATTTTGATGCAGAGAAGAAAGCAGTATATGTGGGAAATATGGATGCTTTGATAATTGACAAATTCTATGGTCCGACAATTATGTGTAACCTTAGAATCACAGCAGACACAAGGAAATGCAAATGGGTAATCGAACGCCAGTTTATCAAGCAGGATGAACAAGGTAACGACTTCACTTATTGGGACTTAGTTTGCGAGGTTGATGCTCAGGAGTCGATTAGTTTTAGAGATTGAGAAGGGTTGGGAATAACGATGCGTCCATTTAAAGAAGGGGATAAGGTTGTTCATTACAATTGGGGCAGAGGAGTAGTTTTGGGTGAACAATTTCAAGATTGTGATGAAACGGCAATACTAGTCGAGTTTTACAATGAAACTGATTATGGAAATATTGTTGATGTTTCAGTCGGACTATTAGAACTATTAAAGGAGGAGTAACCTTGAATATGAAAGAAAATCCGGAAGGTATTCACAGACAATTCAAGAAATGCTCAGTCCTTACTAATACCGAAAGCCATTATTCCGGATCGTCGGAACGCCTAATAATCCCCATAACCGAGGAAGATAAGAAAAGGGATAGAGAAATGATTAAGGCGTACATGGATCAATATCCTAATGGTGATTATATGGGCGACTTCCTTAGAAAACACGAAGGGGATGGGGGAAAATAATGAATTGCCAAACCTGCACCGACCCAACTAAACACCCAATAGGCTTTTGGGATGGAGAAAATTCGCATGGTCAGATATTCGATTGTGATAACCTTGAATGCGAGCTAAAGAAAGAAAAACTAAAAGTTGCTAAATTTTTTGAAGAAGAAAAAAGAGAAACCGAACAGGTAAATTTAGCGAACGGAGTATCTATAGAGGAAATCAAAACCAAGCGAAAGGAGCTTGGAATTCCTATTCAGAGGATGGCTAAGGAATTGGGGATATTTGCATCGGAGTATAGTTGCTATGAGCAATGTCGGGAACCATTACCTGTGGAGATGGTTGATAAGATAGATGAGATATTCCAAGATTGCATCAATAAACATCTGTATGCCCCTCGCTTAAAACCTGAATTCGGGGCTATTAGATGGGATGTGAAGGCGTGAGGCAATACCAACACTACAAAGGTGGTATCTACACTTTAATTGATTCATCGGTTTTGCACACAGAAACAGGTGAGTTTCTCGTTGTATATCAAAACTCAAAAGGAGCAACATTCGCCAGGCCGCGTGATATGTTCTTTGGGGAAGTTGAGGTTGATGGCGTTATTGTTCCGAGGTTTAAGGAGATAAAATGAACGATAAATTTGAGATTCTAGCAATACCAAAAACATCGCCAATACTTACCGGAGAATCAGCCAGAAATTTGATTAATGAAATGCAGGTTCCAAAAAATAATAGCGAGTTATTCGAGTGGTGCAGGGGATTGGCGAAGTTGTTTAAGATGAAGTGAGGAAGGGGGGAATAGATAGGCATGAATAATATATCTGCCGAAGAAATAGAGGAACAGGGCGAAATAATGACTTCTATATATTGCGAGGATTGCGATTATGACACCGGATATATGGATTTGAAAAGTGCTGTCTTTAAAATAAATATGCAGGGTGGTTACTTTGTGTATGATGGAGAAGGTGGGGCAGATAGTAAGTGTCCTTCTTGCGGATTTAATACTTTGGTCACAGAGAATTAAAGAAAGGTTGGTGGGGTATGGTGCGTCAAAGGATAACCGTAGAAAACCTAGCGGAATTGAGTCCTGAGCAACAAGAGAAGTTGAGGGTATGGTGGAAACACGAAGAATATGATGTTTTTGTATCAAAAAGAGATAATTATTCGCATTCTGTTGATTGGGTATGCGGAGATGAAATACATTATTTTTACAGTGGAGCAAAAAG